GTCTTAGTGCCGTCATACCGCACCCGTATTGTATTCACATTAGGATTGGCATCTACGTATTGATAGATTCTACCACCACTCTGAAACTGACTAGAAATGATAGTACCAGGTACGATTGGATTTCTGAACTCAAACATAGGAGACGATCGAGTATTTACATCTAAATCTACAACCTTTCTCATATTGAGTTCTATTTGACTGCTAGTGATACTTGGATCAGCATCTGACAATGTAGATTCAAGTTCCGATAGAATAAAATCTGTATTGAAGTCCTGGAGTTTATCTAGACCGAACTGAATAATCGTATCCTTACAGATGCTTTCTATTTCAAGTGCTGTCTTAGTTGTAGCACCAGAGTTAAACTTGACAGTAGCATTTGGTACAACAAACAGAAAATCTGGATCAATGACTACCGGAGTTACACCCAAGGATGTTCTTACCTTTAAGAACTCTTGTATATCAAGTTTCTCTGTTGATGATAATAGTTCACCGGTAAATGTAACTGGCACGACATATACAGTTCCGTATCTTGGGGCTGACTGGACTTGTTCGCCACCATAGACATGGCAGTTTCTTATCGTTCTAAAGTTCTGGGTTACCAATGTAGTAAAGTCTGCTACAGTGATTGCTCTATCTTGGGTTTGAAATGCCCGGGGCGCCCTATACTTAATCTCTTCAATAGATTCTCCAACAGCACCTCCAAATGAGGGCGACACTACAGTGATTTGAGGTGCTATTGAACCACCAAATCCGTTCAAAGCACCCAGATTGTCATTCAAGATAAAATTCGAGCAGTCGTTACCATCCGAAGCACTAGTTGTTCTATAGGTTACAGTGACTATTGCTCCATTTTTTGGTCTGTAACCAAATACACCATCACCGAATACTAGTTCATATCTGTTATTTTCTGCAGCTTGAATGAAATATACCTTGGATTCAGAAGTTACACCAAGTAATCCAGTAGCTCTAAGATAAGTATCAGATGTAACGTTATTATCCTCAGAAACTAGAACTTCAATAGAATCAGTATCGATAGTAGGATTGCTTAGAACAAATCGTTGAAACTCGATAGTAGAATCGACAATAAATGTATCAGTGCTTAGGATACCCTCGAATACTTCTACTTCATTGAATGTGAATACGCCCGCGGCAGGAAATGCTATCGACGTTTGATTTGTGAGAAACTGATAGCTCCCCCGAGAGTTTCTACCGGTGAATCTTGTGTTCTTGGGAATAGTAAATGAAGAAAGTCCGTTCTGTGCAAATACAAGATTCAGTACTGATTTAGATGATTTGCTTGATCTTGGAACATAGTTCAAAGCTTTAACATGGGAAACAACAGAGCTTCGAAGTTGAGCAGAATCAAGAAACGCTTCCGACGCAACCATATTCAAATAGAATGCATTCAAGTGAGTGTTATATGTCAGGATGTCAAGCAACACTGACATATTAGAACCATCGAAATCATAGTCAGTGAACTGAGACTGACTCCTTAGATATTCTTTTAACTGATTCTTAAGGAGATCAAAGTCCAGATTTACTAGACTGATTGCTGTATTTTGCATTTATCGGACTCTTCTGAGAATAACGTCAAGATTTCTTGGTTCTAGGCTATTTATTATTAAAAACTGGATATTGATTATGACTTGATTATCCTCTGTAGTTACTCGAATAGATTGGATTAATACTCTGGGTTCTGATTGTTCTATTGTTGCTCTTATTGAGGACTCTAGATCATCTTCTAGAAATCCATCGTTGAGATTAAACAAAGATCTATTCACTTTAGAACCTAGATTGGACTGAAAAGGCCTTTCGCCATAGTTAGTCAGAATCAAGTTCTTGATTGATTGTTTGATACTGCCATCATTCGTGGTGCGAGCAAGGTCTTTGGTAAGAGGATGCGGTGTAAGATCAGTCAGAAAATCCGAGAATAAATCCGGTATCTTATTGAGCTGTGTGAAGCGATCTGCTCTGGTTGACATTACTAGGAGTTCCCTTTAGTTACCTGTTTGTACAATGCCGTTGATTCGAACTGTGCCGTCAAGATCAACGGTACCGCTAATATTGACATCATTCTGAATATTGACTGTTCCACCTGCTAGATCTATTTGGCTACTTTCAAGCTTGATTGACTGACCATTGATCAGAATGTCACCACCCGGTGTAATAGTAATCAGTCCACCAGCGGTTCTAATATTAACAGAACCCGCAGCTTGAATCTCAAAATCGTTACAATTCCACTTGACATTTTCTACATTGAACTCTACATTCTTTCCAGTAACAGACCAATCACCGTTGTTGACATCGACTTTGTTACCATTAACCATAGTAATAGAATCACCGTCGATATTTTGATTACTTGCACCCTTTATAGAAGAAACTAGTTGACCGTTGATAGATTCATACTTATCGGATTCGGTATGAACTTGTCTGACACCTCCAACGCCATCAATTAAATCGCCGCCTACAGCAAGAGTTCTATTCTCTGCTATTGCTTCATATGTGCCGGCATCACAGTTGAATGTATATGTTCCACCAATCTTAACATCCGCATGCGAATCAACAGTTTGTGTCAACGTACCTTTGATGTACATATAACACTTTTCTGTAATCGTTTGAATCCATCTACCAGTCTTTTCTATTTCGACATACGAGCCGGCAGTATGGGCTATTCTCAGACTTTCATTACCAGGCGTGTCATTGATATGGATCTCATGTCCACTTCTAGTAATAGTGGCTTGATTCCAGGGATAACTGGCTTCGAACTCTGAATCTGGGTGTCTTTGATTTGTATTACTAGTAGGCATTAGATTCTCCTGAACGCCTGCTCAAGTCTAGCTCTGCGTTGTGCTAATACTGTCTGTACCTGTGTAAATCGTTGCATTGATCTATTAATGGCATCTTGAGATGGAAGTATCGAAACGGCAAATCTCACATTAAACAATCCAGTTATATTACTATAAATCTGGGGAATCAATCTAGCAGATGCAAGAAGAATCCTCGTGGGATCGCCTGATCCCATAGTTCTGACCAGAGCTTGTGCTTGAGCAAAACCAGACACCTGAGCAAGTATATTCTCAAGATTACTTGTAGAGATTGTTCCTGTTTGAAATGCACTGCCGAGTGCAGCAGAAGTCAAAGCACTTATTTCAAAGCTTGTGTGTTGTTTTGCCGATTCAAAGTTGGGCTGGCCGTTTCGTAAGGTAAAGACAGGATCACCTGACTCGTCGATTGATTTCCATCTAATGTATCCAGGATAAGGATCATTATCATAACCATAATATTCCTGAACGTATCCAACAGGAACTTCCGTTACAACTGAAATGGGTCTAAAACTAGCAACAGGAACTCTGGAAAGAGGAGCAGTTGTTATAAGTCCCAGAGATGATCTGATTCCGGCTGTTGTATTGTCACCTCTATTTACTGCTTGCTGAATATTTGCATATGATCTAGCAAGGGCTCTAGTACCCGCAGCCATCGAGTTCAATGCTGCTGGCGCAGCACAGATGCCACCTGATAACAAAGCATTAACTGCATCCGAAAAGTTTGCTAGTGCAGATGCGGCACTTTCGATTGCTCTTAATATTGCATTGATACCTAATCTATCCATGAGCTCGAGAATAGCTCTAGTCAATGCATCGGCAAGCATAGCAATAAAGCCTTCTGCAATACTAGCAAGATCAATATTGATTCGGATTTCTGTGACAGCTGGTCTTAAACAGGGAAGAGATGACAACAGATTCTGTGGATCTACTTGTTGTAAAAGAGTTACTGGATCTTTTTCGCCTGGCTCCGCGGAACCCACAGTGGGTGTATTTGCAAACTGCATACCATCTTCAACGGCAACTGTGAGTATAGTCCCTTGATCTCTTGTTACAGTTTCTAGTGTGCTAGTATTTGCAGTTGCAACTTCGATTCTATTATTTGCCAGCTGAGTATATGGATTGCTAGGACTTCCTTGTGCTGCTGCGGGTATACTACCAACGGCTGTATTAACTGCCGGTGCACCGCCTTGAGTTTGCCCTGGAATAGGAGCTCCGGCTCTACCAAGAGTTCCCTGAATCAACGGATATTGTCTGTCACCTTCTAACCATATTCCAAATACTCTTGTACCAACCATCATTCCCACTGGGGCGGTGCCTGCTCTACCAAGTGCAGCTGACGTCACCGGTTGTAATACTTGAGCCCAAGGTAAAGCACTATCTGGAATGTTTACTCTATCATCATGTTGACCAAATACGCGTACTTGTACTCTACCTGACTGGTGAGGATCATTTACATTGGTGACAATACCAACCCAGTCATTTCTTGTGCTACCAAATGATCTTTCCGTCATAGTGAATCCTCATATCTACCCTTGATTGCTTCAACCGAGCATGTATATCTAGGCTTGTCGGTAATCTTTGCAATCCTATGATGTAATCTAGTTATAAGAAACTTACCGTTCATTAATGGATCTTCCTGCCCAGGCCCGGTAAATGCTTGTCTATTAGGCAGTCTACAATTGATCGTGACTCCTGCTGTTAGCACTGTATCACCGATGACTCTCAATCTAATACTGTTCTGTAATAAAAGAGCC